AAACAAGTCTTGACTTATCACTAAACATAGTGTTTAATATAGAGACTAAATCTTAAACAGAAAGTTTACAAGATGGATAAAAAAAATGAGATTGAGCAGGATAAACGCCTTTTAAATTCTCTTGGCAGTTACTCCTCCATTGCCCGAAAACTAGGGAAAAGCCCGCAATGTGTCTTCAACTGGAGTAGACGCGGAATCCCAGCGGCAATCAAGCTGAAGCACCCTGATTTGTTTCTCAAGAAGCAAAAGAAAACAGCTTCAAAAGCAAGTGAATAACCAAAAGAAAAGCCCGCACGAGGCGGGCAATTCCCCTGAATTGCGAGGAAACGATTCAGGTAGACGAAAGGGAATTATGAACGATACAGCGACAAAATGCAAGCAAATGATTTATTGCGCCAAAGTGTATGAAGCCCGATTGCTGGTGTTGGCTTATATGCAAGCCGAAGACGTAAGCAAGGCGCAGGAAGCGTTGGACAAGTGGGCTGAAATTGTGAAAGGGGTTGATGATGGCAATTATTCGGACGAAGCGTGAACACAATTACACAATCGTCAGCAACAAGGTTTATGACAAGAATCAACTGAGCTGGCAAGCAATGGGATTACTCGGATACCTGCTGACAAAGCCTGATAACTGGCAAGTCATGGTTGCAGAGCTTGTGAATGTAACCAAAGACACGAAGAAGCCAACAGGCAGAGAGGGTATTTACAACATCATCAACGAACTAAAAGAGAAAGGCTTTATTTCAGTAAGAAAAAACAGTGATGGCTCAACGGATTATACAGTTTATGACGAGCCTATTCAAAGCCCTAATCAGGCTGAGCCTAATCAGGGTAAGCCTAATCAGGCTGAGCCTAATCAGGCTGAGCCTAATCAGGCTGAGCCGACACTAGTAAATACTGAATATAAACAATTACTGAATAATACAAATACCCCCTTACCCCAAAACGACGAAAACGGAAAAGACGATTTGAACGCTGACGCGTTTGTTTCCGCTAACGCGAAAACGCATGAGCAAGACGACCAAGATGTTTTGCAGACAGTGGGACAGGATGCAGAAGCGGAACAATCCACACTGAAGACAAACAGCGAAAGCAAAACCGACAGTAGCCGAAAGGGAAACCGCCAAGATGGGAATGTTCCGCGCCGCCGCCGATCCGACAGCGTGCCGTGCCAAGCCATCGCAGACTGCTACAACGAGATTCTGGGCGACCGCCTGCCGAATGTGCAGTTACTCAACGAAACACGGAAACGGGCAATCACGGCGCGATGGATGGAAATCAAAGGGACGAAAGCCCCGAACGGGAAAATCCGATTTGAAAGCACTGAAGACGGCTTGAACTGGTTTGCATCGGTTTTCCGCAAAGTCGCGATGAATCCGTTTTGGATGGGCGACAACAGTTCGGGATTTGCAGTCAGCTTCGACTGGATTTTCAAGCCGGCAAACTTTTTGAAAATCATCGAATGGCGACCGCCGAAACACTAAACCAAAGACGAGGAAACGAAGAAATGAACGAAGTTGAAGAGATGATGGCAGTCGAATCACTGACGAGCCTTGAAGCAGAACAGACGGTTTTGGGGGCAGTTTTGATAGACCCGGCAGCGATTGTGAAATGCGCCGCGCTGACGCCCGAAAAGTTTTACCAAGCGCAACACAAGATTATTTTCCGCGCCCTGTTGGATATGGCAGCGGCAAGCGAGCCGATAGACGTCATCACGCTGAGCGACAAACTCGAAGCGCGAGGCGAGTCAGAAAACGCTGGCGGCCTGTCCTATCTGATTGAGTTACAGCAAAACACGCCATCAGCCGCGAATATTGCCCGATACGTAAAAATCGTGAACGACCGCTACATCGAGCGGGGGTTGCTGAAAGTGTCGTCCGATATTGAAAAAATTGCCTTAGCCAAAGACGGCGGCGATGTTGCCCAAAAACTCAATGCGGCGGCGGACTGCTTGGCGGCGGTCGGTAAAGACGCGGTAAAGCGCGAAAACAAAACCTTTACCGAAACCCTGCAAGATTTAATCGCCGATTTGGACAAGCGGCTTGAGGGTGTGCGGTTCGGTTTGCCGACAGGCTTGCCGCAACTGGACGAAGCAATCGGCGGGCTACCCGATGGAAGCCTGATCGTAATTGCCGCCCGTCCGTCAATGGGCAAGACGGTACTAGCGGAAAACATCGCCCGCTTTGCACTGAAACAGGGAAAGGCGGTGCATTTCCAAAGCTACGAAATGTCATCACTTGAGCTTGCCCGCCGAAGTATGGCGGCGGAATGCAGCATTGACATGAAAAGCCTGAAAACTGGTCGCCTGACCGAGATGGAATATTCGAACATGGGCGGCTACATGATGAAAGCGTCTGACTGGCGGCTTGATGTGAATAGCGACCTGTTGAATGTGGACGAGCTTTGCTTCTTGGTAAAGGAAAAGAAAATGACGACCGGTCTTGATTTGTTGGTAGTTGACCATCTGCACATCATGCCGCGACCGGGTAAAGATGAAGTGGCGGAGCTTGGCAACATATCCCGCCGCCTGAAAAACCTTGCCGTCGAACTGAATATCCCTGTTGTGCTGGTTGCCCAGTTGAACAGGGGCAGCGCAAAAGCGGCAGACAAACGCCCAAACATGGCAGACATACGCGGCAGCGGCAGTGTCGAGCAGGACGCAAACATCATCATCATGCCGCACCGTGAAAGCTACTACAACAACCAAGTTAACCCGCATCTTGCCGAGTTGATTATCGCCAAAAACCGTGATGGCGAAATGGGCAGCGTGGTTTGCGGGTGGAAAGGTCAGTTCGCACGATTTGAGAACGAGCCTGATCTGAATTGGACACCGACCGAACAAGGCAATAAGTGGGGGAATGAATATGAAGTCTGAAACCTGTTACCACTGTATCAACGCAGATTTCAAAGCCGAATCAGAAAGCACTATGCGCGGGTTTGCGAAGTGCGGTAAGGCGCGAAATACAGAGGAGCGGGCGAAGTATTACTTCGGAGGCTACAAGTGCGACAAAGGCAAGTTTGAAGCCGCGCCGGCGGCAACGATGGCAAAGAGAAGTGAAATTTTTGAAAAATGGAGAACGCGAAAATGATGAAAGTGTGTAGCAGATGCGGGGAAGAAAAGCCGTTGAGCGAGTATCACAAAAACGGCTTGGATGCCTATGGGAACAGTATGTTTAAGTCCAAATGCAAGGGGTGTTGCAGCATAGAGGGTAGATATTACCGAGAAAAAAACAAAGAAATCCTGAAGCAAAAGCGGGATGAATTGAGAATTGGGGTAGTGGTTGATATATGCGCTGAAATGCGCGAAGCCGCGCAAATGGCAAATCAGGCATTCCCGCTTTTGAGTCCTGCGTATTGGAACACGGGCGCGGCTAAACGAGTTTACGAAGAATTGGGGTTGAAATGGGTGATGAATTGAATGGAGTTGTGGTGAATAAAAAATCAAAAGGCGCGATGTATGCGTTAGGTCGTCTGAAAACTGGCGAGATGAACAAGACAGAATCGGCATACGCTGATTATCTTGAACAACAAAAGCGGCAAGGATTAATACTTTGGTATCGGTTCGAGGGCATCAAGCTTCGACTTGCGGATAAAACTTTTTACACCCCTGACTTTGCTGTTATGACGGCAAACGGCACGATGGAAATGCACGAGGTTAAGGGATTTTGGCAGGATGATGCCCGCGTAAAAATTAAGGTTGCAGCCGAATCTTATCCATTCCGTTTTGTCGCCGTTAAGGCGAAGTCTAAAAAGGATGGCGGTGGTTGGTCGTTTGAGGTCTTTTAGGGTGGAATTACTGAAGTTAGCGCATTTGAATAATAGGAGATTTTAATGATTAAGTTTTTCGCTTTTGTTTCGGCATTAGTTTTTCTTTATGCTGGCTATTTCGTAAGTAAAGTTCTGTCTGTGCTTGATTTAAGAAAAACGTTAATTTTTCAGAAGAGCGACAGGAAAGTAGTAGAAATTCATACGATGCAACTGTTTATTTTTGTTGTTTTTTCTGTGATTTGGGCTTTCCTTATGCTTTCATTCGCACTGAAGCCTTAAGGAGTTATATGGTGAGTAGAAATGAATTGAGGTTATTGGCGTTGTCGTATCGAAATATTGACTGGATTTTAAATCTCCGAAGTAGGAGTAAATCAACACTTAAAAACCGCGCGAAGAGGAAGCGTAAGTGAGCGCAATCAGAAAAGCCGCTAAAGGCGAGCAATGCACACTCAACATCGCTGGGGTGTGCAATTACAACCCTGAAACCGTCGTCTTTTGCCATTTCCCGAGCGAGACGCACGGCATGGGGCTGAAAAGCGATGACTTGAGCGGCGGCTTTGGGTGTAGTGCCTGTCATGACGTGATAGATGGTCGGTCGCATATCAAGTTGAGCCGCGAAGACAAAGAGTTTTATATGCGGCGGTCGCAGTTCCGCACCATGCGCCGCCTTGAAGAATTGGGGATTATCAGCGTGAAAGGTCGTCTGAAATGAGTTGGATTTTAGTAATATTTTTGGTTTTACTTGGGATAGTCATCGGTGTATTGGGTTTTGTTATTTGGTTTGGCATAAATTTCAGGATACTGAAATGAACGAAGCGAAATTCAGACTGACGCCCGAAAACAAAAAGGAAGTCATGCGGTCGATTTGGGACGACCTGAACGGGTGGTTTGAAAACGGCAATCTTGAAATCACGATCCGACCGCACAAATCCAAACGGAGCGTCGAACAAAACCGCCGCCTTTGGAAAATTTACGGAGAGTTGGCAGACAAAGCATGGGTAAACGGTCGCCGGTACAGCGCGGAGACGTGGCACGAGTATTGCAAGGGCGTGTTACTGGGCTTTGATATTAAAGCCATGCCTGACGGGACGGAAGTCAAAACGCCGATAAGCACGACAACGCTTAATACGGCTGAAATGACGGACTATCAAAACCGCCTGCAATCGTGGGCGGCTGGGGAATTTGGCATAATTTGGGAGTTTTGATGTATAAAAACGTGGAACAAGTCTTACGGGATGTTTATAAAATTCAAGGTGTGCGGATGGAGCCGTTAAACAACACGGCGTCAGTCTGCGCATGGTGCGAAAGCAAAGGCGTGATGGGCGGCGGTGGAGATTTAACTCAGGCCGAAACCCACGCGAACGCCGCGATGATTATCAGCCGCATTGAGCGCATATTGAACCGCTACGAGTTGGCGGCGGTAGAGTGCAAATACAGTGCGGATTTGAGCGGTATTATCGACCTGACGGCGTATATCGAAGAGCAGAATAATGGCGTGAATCTGTTACTGTGTGATGCACTAGTGAGCCATATTTTGAAAGAGCGACCTAAACGACTTGAGATTATGGATAAATACGATATTTCGAACGGGTATTTTTACAAGCAGTTGAAAAAAGTGAAATCGATTATTGCTGCTTTGGAGTACACGGCGGGGGTAAAACTGTATGACGAATTTAAATCCTGTGGCATAATCTGACCCCCAATTACTATTAAACTAAAAGGATAAAAAATGAAGAAATTATTAATTGCGGCCATGGTTTCCGCTGCGTTCTTAGTAGGCTGCACCGATGTGAAAGATGTGGTTATCAGCAAAAAGGAAGATATAGAAACGCATTCAGCCGATTTGAAGAAATTACCTGATGAAGAGAAAAAATTGGTTTTGGGGTACTTTCTGCGCGCGGAGGGTAATGGTCTGTTCGGCGAAAAGGCGGAATATGGCGTAACAGTCGGCGAAGCAATTAAGCGTCAAAAAGAATTTATCGCCGCTCAAGAGGCTGAGGAAGTGGCAAAGAAAGCGGTAGCTGAAAAAGTGCAAAAAACCTATTCAGTAAGTTACTCGGGATTTGAAAACACGGAGATTCCTGGTGTTGGAGAGGGGCTTAACCTGAAATTGTCATTTACCAATAACAGCGACAAGGGCATAGACGCCATAAATAGCGCAATTAGGTTGGTTGTTGAGGGTATGGACGGCTCTGTTACCCTGAATATGGGTGATGAGGTCTTTAAAAAAACGCTGAATCCTAGTGAAACGGCTGAGATGATATTCACAACAGCGGCTAATGATTTAAGAATGGCGAAAATCAAACAAGGCGGTGCAAAAGTCAATGCGTCATTTGAAAAGTTGGAAGTATTGCACTCAGATGGTAAAGTAGAAAAAGTTTTAGAATAACTATTGATGCCCGTGTAATGTTTTGGTAGAATTATGGTATAGTTTGGAAATAGCTATATAAACCGCCTTTATAGGGCGGTTTTTGCGTTTTCAGACGACCTGAATTTCAGGTTTTCTAGCCATGCCATAACTGGCAAACGGCAAAAGGGGCGGCGTAGCCGTTGAGGAAGATGACGCGGACGCTTCCAAATAAACTGGGGGTCGCGCCCCACTCTCCTTGTTGGTCTCTGTAAAAAACGCGGAGAAAGTGAAACGCGTTTGCCCGTCCTAATGGTCGCCTGCCATGACAGGCTGTAAAGTGGTTCTTGCACATAGCCCCTGCCGTTATCGGTATGGGGCTATCCCTTTTATGTTGCTGTGTTTACACTCCTTGCCGTCTAAATTCTAATTAGGGTCGGAATTAGGCGGCTTTCTTTTTTCTGAGAGGTTCGATATGAGCGAGAAAGAAAAACGCCCTATCGGGCGTCCGACGAAATACAAACCTGAGTATGCTACACAGGCGCAGAAGTTGTGCTTATTAGGTGCAACAGATGATGACATGGCTGATTTCTTTGATGTCGAAGTATCGACAATTAATAATTGGAAAAACGAATTTCCCGAATTTTTGGAGTCCGTAAAAAGAGGGAAGATGTTGGCGGACGCAAATGTTGCTGACCGACTGTATCAGCGTGCAATGGGCTATGAAGCCCCTGACGTAGATATACGGGTAGTTGGCGGAGAAATTATCCAAACCCCACTGACGAAATACTACCCGCCCGATACCCCCGCTGCGATTTTTTGGCTAAAAAACCGACAACGTGGGAAGTGGAGCGACAAATCGGAACTTGACGTTAAATCAAGCGATGGCAGCATGACGCCGGCGGTAAGGCTGGATATTGAAGAATATCGCAAGATAGCCAAAGAGGTTTTGGAAAAGGTTTAGCATAAAATGCTAATCCTATGAGCGGCTGGAATGCCATTTTTAATTAATCTTCCAAAGGAATTTAAAATAAAATGGCATTAGAGCAGTTTAATGAAGCCGAAATTTCGGTCATCCGTGATTTAAGCTCCATCAATCTCTATATGTTCACGCGGTGGATGTTTCGAGAGCGGCGCGGCTACCAGTGGACGCAGGCAAGGCACCACGCCCTAATCTGCGACGCACTGGAGCGTGTTTTTAACGGCGAAACGAAACGCCTGATTATCAATATCCCGCCGCGTTACTCGAAAACGGAAATCGCCGTCGTGAACTTCATCGCGTGGGCGATGGGACGCGCTCCTGACAGCGAGTTTATTCATGCCAGCTATTCGGCGACGCTGGCGGTAAACAACTCCGTGCAGATTCGGAACCTGTTGCAGCACGAAGAGTATCGGGCGATATTCCCCGGCGTGGAACTTGAGAGCGAAAGCAGCCATCACTGGAAGACGACCGCAGGTGGTGTGATGTATGCGACAGGTACGGGCGGTACGATTACAGGTTTTGGCGCGGGTAAGCATCGAGAAGGTTTCGGCGGCGCACTGATACTCGACGACCTCCATAAGGCAGATGAAGCACGAAGCGAGGTTAGGCGGCAAAACGTCATCGACTGGTTCCAAAACACGCTGGAATCACGGAAAAACAGCCCTGAAACACCCATTGTCGTGATTATGCAAAGGCTGCATGAGAAAGATGTTGCAGGCTGGCTGCTTGACGGCGGTAACGGCGAAGAGTGGGAACACCTTTGCTTACCAGCGATTCAAGAAGACGGTACGGCGTTGTGGCCTGAAAAGCACGATATTGAAACGCTGCGACGAATGGAACAAGCCGCGCCGTATGTGTTTGCCGGGCAGTATTTACAACGCCCTGCTCCGCCCGACGGCGGCACGTTCAAGCCTGACAACCTGCAATTTGTGAAAGCACTGCCCGCTGGGAATATCCGATGGGTACGCGGATGGGACTTGGCGTCCACTGCGAACGACGGCGACTACACAGCAGGCGGCAGGCTTGGCGTAACAGAAGACGGGCGGTACATCATCGCCAACGTCGTGCGCGGTCAGTACGGTGCAGACGAGCGGGATAGGATATTGCGAAACACGGCGCAAAAAGACGGCGTGAAAACGAAAGTATCTATCCCGCAAGACCCTGGGCAGGCCGGTAAATCGCAAACCTTGTATCTAACCCGTCAATTGGCGGGTTTTTCTGTATCTACCAGTCCCGAATCGGGCGACAAGGTAACACGCGCCGAACCGTTCGCCGCACAGGTCAATATCGGTAATGTGATGGTGTTGGATGACGGCACATGGGACACAGACGCGCTGATTTCAGAAATGCGGATGTTCCCAAACGGTCAGCACGACGACCAAATCGACTGTTTGAGCCGTGCATTTAGCGAGTTACTAGACACCCGAACGGGCATGATTGATTACCTGCGGTCGCAGGTCGAGGCAAACAAATGAGTAAAAAGACACCATTATCACAAGGCTTTATTGCCCGAGTTGCTGCCGGTGTCCGTTATGCCTTTACCGGCAACGCGGATGCTTGGATGGATGCGGGCAAGCCTTTAGCCCCTGTTGCACAACAGGCAGAGGGTCGGCGGTTCGATTATGAGCCGTTCTACAACATGGGGCATTCCAAGCCGCGCGAACGTGAAGCAATAGGCTTTGCACAATTACGCGCCCTTGCCGATAACTACGACGTATTGCGTTTGGTTATCGAAAAGCGAAAAGACCAAATGGAATGCCTGAAATGGACAATCCAAAAGCGCGACATTGCATCAACGGCAAACAACGAATCACAGCGCAAAGACCGAAGGGTCGATGAAGCCATTGCGTTCTTTCAGTCGCCTGACAAAGAGCATACATGGTCGGACTGGCTGCGCATTTTGCTGGAAGACCTGTTCGTCATTGACGCACCGTGCATCTACCCGCGCAAAACGCTGGGCGGCGACTTGTACGCCCTTGAAGTGATAGACGGGGCGACGATTAAGCGCGTATTGGATAACACAGGGCGCATGCCCTTGCCGCCCGAAACGGCGTATCAGCAAATCTTGCACGGCATGGCGGCGGTCGATTACACGGCGGACGAGTTGGTTTACCGTTCACGCAACAACCGAAGCTACAAGGTTTACGGCTATTCGCCTGTCGAGCAAATCATCATGACCGTGAACATCGCCTTAAAACGGCAGATTCACGCGCTGGAATACTACACGGCGGGCAGCGTTCCCGATGCTTTGGTCGGTGTGCCTGAAACATGGTCGGCTGACAACATTCAACGCTTTCAGGAGTATTGGGATTTACTGCTGTCAGGCGAGACGGCGGAACGGCGCAAAATGCGTTTCGTGCCGGGTGAATTGGCCAGAAACTTTAAAGAGACCAAACAGCCGCCGCTTAAAGACGTTTACGACGAATGGCTGGCGCGTGTCGTCTGCTTTGCGTTTAGCGTCGAGCCTACACCGTTTGTGGCGCAGGTAAATCGCAGTGTGGCAGAGACGAGCCGTGAGCAGTCGTTATCCGACGGCATGAGCAGCCTGAAAAACTGGGTGAAAGCCCTGATTGATGACGTGCTTGCCCGCTACATGGATATGGCGGCGTATGAGTTTGTTTGGCGGGAGGAAGAATCACTCAACCCGAAAGAACAGGCGGAAATCTACGCCATCTACAAAAACGCCGGCATTCTGACCGCTGATGAAATCCGCGCCGAACTGGGTAAGGAGCCGTTACCGGAGCAAGATAATCCCGATCCAAATCAGCAAGACAACCAGCAGCCTGAAGAGCAACCGAGCCAAGAGGCTGAAAAGCTGGGAAAGTCGGAAAGCCCGATGAGCGAAGACGAAGCCGCCGCGCTTATTGAGGCTTATTTGCTGACGCGTGTGGACGGCATGGCTGAACAAATCGCCGCGCTGATTGATGGGGCGGCTGTTGACTGGCAGGCTGATGACCTCGCCGCCGAACTGAATCGGGTAGCGAAAATCATTACCGACGGCTTGGATTTTGGCGAGTGGTTGGGCTTGTCCGATGTGGTCGAGCCGATTATCAGGCGGGCGGCTGAAGATGGGGCGGTTGCCGCATTGTTGCAGGTTATGCCTGACCCCGCCGTCGGTATGGTTACGAACATTCGCAGCCGTGCCGTCAAGTGGGCGCATGACCGAGCCGCCGAAATGGTCGGCATGAAGTGGGTAGGCGGCGAGCTTATCCAAAATCCTGCCGCTGAATGGCAAATCACTGAAGGGACGCGTGAAATGATACGCGGCCAAGTGGCAGAAGCCATGCAAAACGGCGACAGCGTACAGGAGTTGGCAGGTCGCCTGAAAGAATCTCACGCTTTCAGCAATACCCGCGCCCGAACCATTGCCAGAACCGAAACGGCAATGGCTGACGGCATGGGCAACCTGATAGGCTGGGAAGAAACGGGGCTTGTTGCCGGTAAGCGTTGGATAACCGCCGAAGATGACAAGGTTTCCGAAATTTGCAATACGAACGGCAAGATGGGTGTGATTGGTCTGCATGAGCATTTCGCACATGGCGGTATGACACCGCCCGCGCACCCTAATTGCAGATGTACGGTCGTGCCTGTTTTGGCAGAGGATATGACAAAAGTTTAGTTTTTACTGGTGGTAATGATGGGTTTGCCGCTCTCTTTATGGGGGCGGCTTTTTTTTGGAGTACAGAATGGCAAAGTTATATGCGGAAATCGCCAAGATGGAAGCGCAGGACGACGGCACCGTCAAAGTTTGGGGTTACGCCTCAAGTGAAGCGGTCGATTCGGACGGCGAAGTCATCGCGGCGGAAGCTATGAAAGCGGCTATTCCCGACTATATGAAGTTTGGCGCGGTGCGTGAAATGCACGGCTCAAACGCTGCGGGAACGGCTATCGAAATCAACGTCGAAGACGACGGGCGCACGTTCTTTGGCGCGCATATCGTTGACCCTGTTGCGGTTACGAAAGTCAAGACAGGCGTTTACAAAGGCTTTTCAATCGGCGGAAGCGTTACCGCCCGCGACGAGTTGAATAAGTCGCAAATTACGGGCTTGAAGCTGACAGAAATCAGCCTTGTTGACCGTCCTGCCAATCCCGACGCGGTGTTTACCTGCTTTAAGGCGGACAAGCCCAAAGACGAGGAAGAGGCGACGGATAAGGACGACGAACCAACCGACAAAGCCGATGAAACACCAGCCGACGATACCGAAAAGGTAGACAGCGATAAGAAAGATGACAAAGAAGACGACAAGAAAGACGAAGCTGAAAAATCGGCAAGCGTGAATTTGTCCGAATCTGAAATCGCCATCTTGAAAGCAGTCTTGGCAAAGGCCGAGAAGCCGAAAGACGAGCCTGTCGCTAAATCGATGTGGCAAGTCAAATCGTTAGCCGACGTTTTGGCGTCGCTGAAATGGCTGATTGAGGACGCTATCTATGACGATGTGGACGCGGCTGTTATCGCGCAAATCAAAGAATCAGCGGGCAGCCTCGCCGAATCGCTGAAAGCCTTGACGGTAAGCGAAGCCGACAAGCTGGTCGATGGTTTGGCAGCAAAAGCCGATAAGTCAGACGACCTTGCCAAAGCCGAAATGGCAGATGCGTTGACGAAAGCACAAGACGCGCTGAAAAAATCGGATGACGCCCTTGTCAAAGCGCAGGCGGAAATCGAAAACCTGAAGAAACAGGCAGCCCCGCCGAAAGGCTGCACCAAAGCCATCGGCAAAGCAGAAGATAACGGCGAAGACCCTCTGAATGGTTTTCAGCCGATTGTGAAGAATGACGGTTCGCTTGATGATGTGGCAACACTCGTTAAGGCAGCACACGCAGGCCGTCTGTAACACCGCTTACAGGCGGTTTTTTATTTTTGGGAGCTTTATAAATGAACGTGAATCAAATCACTCAAGAAACGCTTGAATTGATGAAATCAGCACAAGCAGGCGGCGAGCCGCTGAATAAAGGTTTTACTCAGCCGACCAGCTTTACCACTGGTTTGCAAACCTATGACCTTTCCGCGCCGTCTCAAAAACTCTATCCGGTATTGACCCCGTTGCGTAACCGTATCCCCCGTGTGGGCGGCGGTCGCACCATCGGGTCAAACTGGAAAGCCATCACTAATATCAACGTCGGCAACCAACGCGCAGGTATCAGCGAAGGTAAACGCGGCGGTGTCATCAACCATGAAATCGTTGAACGAAACGCCCAATTCCGCGCCATCGGCTTGGAAAACCAAGTGTCTTTTGAGGCAGACTACGCTGCGCGTGGCTTTGAGGACGTGAAAGCGTTGGCGGTTGCCCAAACTCTGCAAGCGACTATGGTTGCTGAAGAAATGATTTTGCTGGGCGGTAACACCAGCCTGAAAGCAGGCGTTACCCCTACCCCGACCGCCGCAGCTTCCACTGACGCGCTGGGTAAAATCAGCACTTCCAACCTGTCCATCGTCTGCGTGGCTTTGGGCTTGCAAGCGTACTGGGACGTCGCAGGCGCGAACAACGGCGCAATCGGTCAAGGTCTGAACATCAAGACTGCCCAAGTCCCCGCCAAAATCACACGCCAAAACGCTGACGGCTCTACCGATACATTCGGCGGCGGCTCTGCCCAAAAATCTGCGGCTGCTTCCGTTTCTGGTGTCGGCACAGGCAAAAAAGTAACCGCCATGATTCCCGCTGTTCGCGGCGCGGTCGCCTACGCTTGGTACTGGGGCGCGGCCGGTTCGGAAAAACTGGGCGCGATTACCACCGCTGCCAAAGTAGAAATTTTGGCAGACGCCGAGGGTACTCAAACCGCTGCTTCCCTGCCGTCTGAAGACAATTCCACTTCCGTTTTGGAATTTGACGGCTTGTTGACCCAAATCGCCCTGCCCGATTCAGGCGCATTCTGGTCTGACAACAAAGGCAACGGCTTGACCTCCGACGGTGCGGGCGGCGTGTATGAGTTTGAAGAAGCGTTCGCGCATTTCTTCACGCGATACCGCTTGTCGCCCGATACCATCTACATCAACGCCCGCGATTTAGCTGCGTTGACTAAGCTGATTATCGGCAACGGCGGTGCGCCGCTGATTAAGCTGAAAGTGGACATTGACAACGCCGCGAACATTCGCGCGGGTGTGGTGGTCGGCTCATACCTGAACAAAATTACAGGCGACGAACTGAACATCGTGGTTCACCCGAACTTACCAGCCGGTACTTACCTGTTCTACTCGACCCGTCTGCCTGCCTACGTTCAAGGCATCGGCAATCTGCTGCAAGTACGCACGCGCCAAGAGTATTACCAAATCGAATGGCCGTTGCGCACCCGTATGTATGAATACGGTGTCTATGCGGACGAGTTGCTGCAAGGTATGTTCATGCCTGCGTTTGGTATGATTACCAACGCCGCCTAACCCTAACAAGGTCGTCTGAAATTCAGGCGGCCTTTCTTTTTGGAGAATCAAAATGACAGAAATGGTTAAATTACAAGCCCCCGAAGGCTTTACCGACGTTTCCTTTGGCAGCCAAAGCTACACAGTGGGCGAAGACCGCATCGTGGAAGTACCCGCCGAAGCGGCACAATTTTTGTATCAGTTCGGCTTTGGTAATGTTGCCTCTGAGCCTACCGAGCCTGAAAAAGCCGAAACAAAGCGCGGACGTAAAGCCAAAACCGAGCAGCCGGTAGAACAACCAGCCGAACAGGCTGAAACTGTTGAAGCGGTAGAGCCTGCCGAAACTGAACAGGCTGAAGCCGAGCAAGTTGCCGAACCTGAAAAGGCTGAATAACGATGACCGCCCTTGTCTCTCTTGAGTTGTTCAAGCAGCGGCTAGGCGTTACCCACGACAAGCAGGACGCGTATTTTCAAACCCTGCTTGACGGGGTATCGGCGGCTGTTGAAGCCTATATCGGGCGCAAACTGAAAGCGGCGGACTACGTCGAGCGTTACAACGGCAACGGCAAAAACCGCATCGTCCTGAATCAATACCCTGTCTTGTCCGTGTCGTCCGTGAAAATCAATGGGCGCACGGCGAACGACTGGGATTTTGATAATTGGCTGCTGATACGCCATGCCTGTTTTGCACAGGGTATCCGAAACGTCGAAGTATCGTACCGCGCGGGCTATGAAGCCATACCTGCCGATATTCAGGAAGCCATCTTGATTGTCGCAACGCAGCGGATGAACGAAATCGAGAACAAGGGCGTACAGAGCAAAACGCTTGCAGGCGAAACCATCGCTTTTTCTACGTTCAGTGAATCGGGCGGTATCCCTCCGTCAGCGTTTGCGATACTCAATGAGTACAAGCGGAAAGGCGTGTAATGCTGAAAATGGAATTTATCGGCGGCGATGTTTTGGCAGCGGTGTTGCGCTCTTACGGCGACAAGGTTCAGACGGCTATTGTGCAGTCTGTCGGTCGGTCGGCGTTGCGTTTGCAGCGTGAGGTTATGCAAAACCGCCTGTCAGGGCAGGTGTTGAATGTACGGACGGGCAATCTGCGTCGGTCGATACATCAACAGGTAACTAGTTCAGGTGGTGCGGTAATCGGCGAGGTAAACACGAACGTCCGCTACGGCAAGGCGCATGAATATGGCTTTGCGGGGACGGTCAATGTGAAAGCCTCTTTGCGTCAGGTTCGTCAAGCGTTTGGACGCCCGCTGAAATCTCCGCGATACGTTCAGGTTCGGGCGCATTCCCGCAATGTCCGCCTGCCTGAACGGTCGTTCCTGCGGTCGGCTTTGCGCGACATGAGGCCGATGATTGAAACGGATTTGCAAAAATCCATTGAGGGGGCATTGCGATGAACCGCGAAGCGATTTACTCCGCGCTGTGGGCAAAGCTGGACGCATTGGACGGCTTTGTAACCAAAAGCCGAAAACTGCTGCACTGGAACGACGTGAAACGCTACGACCAGCCCGCGTTATTCATGGCGCAGGGCGATATGCAGGCGGTAACGCTGACAGGGCAGGAAACCAAGTGGATTTTGCACGTCAATGTGTATCTGTACGTCCAAACGTCAGGCGAGCCGCCCGCCCCCATCATGAATCCGCTGATTGACGCGGTGTGCAATACCGTGAATGCCGTCCACCCTATCACGGGCAAGACGGCTTTAGTGGTCGATGGCGCGGACATTGAGTATTGCCGCGTCGAAGGCACGGTCGAAACCGACGAGGGAACGCTTGGCGAGCAGGCGGTTTGTATTATCCCGATTGTGATTTGCGCCGCGTAATGCGGTTTATTTTTGAAAGGAAATGTCATGCAATTGACGTTTGGTAGCGGCGAAGTGTTCGCCGAAATGATTACGGATGCCTATGGCAACCGTGTACAGAACGCAACGCCCGTGCGAATCATGGGCTTGCAGGAAATGTCCGTCGATTTGTCGGCGGAACTGAAAGAGTTCTACGGTCAAAACCGCTTTGCGCTGGCTGTCGCACAAGGCAAGGTCAAAGTGTCGGGCAAATTCAAAGGCGCGCTAATTAACGGTCTTGCCCTGAATACCCTGTTTTTTGGCGCGGAATATGCAACCGGCACCATGAAAGCACTCTGGGCGGATGTAACGGGTAAAGCCGTACCGTCAAGCGGCGCATATACCGTGCAGGCAACCGCGCCTAACGGCGGTCGCTTCGTGGAAGATGCGGGCGTGATGGGTAGCGACGGCACGGCATACATCAAGGTCGCCAGCAATCCGCAGGCGGGTCAATACATGGTGTCTGCAACAGGTTTATACACCTTTGCTGAAGCGGATAAGGGCAAGACCGTCTATCCGAGCTTTACCTACACCCAAACCATGCCGTCAGCCAAGAAACTTGAACTGACAAACTTGGCGATGGGCAACACGCCGACCTTTAAGCTGAAATACCTGACGCAGTTCAAGGGTAAAAAAGCCCTGCTGGAACTGGAAAGCGTAACCAGCGGTAAACTGGGCTTGTTCTCGACCAAAAACGACGACTTTTCTGTCCCTGAAATCGACTTCACGGCGCAAACCGATGAAGCGGGCTTTAAAGTCGGCACGTTGTGGATTCAAGAGTAATCCGTCAGACCGTCCGAAAGGGCGGTCTTTTTATTTAACCTGAATCAAGGAAACAAAAATGACAGTACGAATTAAAGGCGTAACCGTTGAACTGAACGGCACAAATTACGTTATCCCACCTATCGCACTTGGCGCACTGGAGCAGTTGCAAGAACGTATCGGCACATTTGACGGCAACGTCCAAGACGCAAAACAAATCTCTACCGTTATTGACTGCGCCCATGCAGCCATGCGTCGCAACTATCCCGACATGACGCGCGAAGAAGTCGCCGACTTAATCGACATCGGCAACATGAACGAAGTGTTTGCCGCTGTAATGGATGTTTCAGGCTTGAAACGCAAAGAGCAGGAAGCCGCACAAGCGGGGGAAGCTCAGGCGGCGGACTGAGTTTCGGCGCGATGATTGCCCACGTCTGTGCCTCTACCGGCTGGACGTGGGACTACGTCGCCGACAACTTGGATTTGCCGCGCATACAGCATTTGAACGAGTATTGGCGCGAACACCCGCCCGTACATATCTTGGTAGCGTCGTACATGGGCATTAAGCCGTCGTCAGGCAGCGTACAAAGCGAAGCGGACGAAGCCGAAGCCATCAGTATGCTTGGCGGTAACGAACTGCCAAAAGAAGAATTTGACGCTCTACTGAAAGCGAAAGGAATCATCTAAATGGGCAATGCGATTTTCCCCACGTTTCCCGGCTTAAAGTGGGGGCGGAAGAAAACGGCGGTATGGAGTACCGGGACGCAAAAATCAGCGAGCGGTCGTGAATTTCGAACCGCCTACTACACTTACCCGCAATGGCGGTTTTCCCTGTCGTTCGAGGTATTGCGGACAAAGGCGTCCGTAAACGAGTTGGAGCAACTGGCGGGATTCTTTAATGCCCGCAAAGGCAGCTTTGAAAGTTTCCTTTATGACGACCCTACCGACAACGCCGTAACTGATCAGCCTATTGGAAACACGGTGCAAGGCGTTACGCGCTATCAGCTTGTCCGTTCTATGGGCGGTTTTATCGAGCCTGTATTGGCAGTCAAGGAACGACCCGCCGTCAAAGTGGGCGGTGTAGCGTTGACGTATGGGCGCGATTACTCCGTTACCGATAAAGGCGTTTTAGTTTTCAACACGCCGCAAACACCGGGTCGCCCGATTACATGGACGGGCGGTTTTTATTTCCGCGTGCGATTCACATCTGACACAGTGGATTTTGAAAACGTTTTGGGCAGCCTATGGGCAGCCAAAAAGATTGAGTTTACGAGCGTGAAGTTATGAAGACAGCGACAAAAGAACTGATTGACTTGCTACACGGTAGCGACGAGTTTCAGATGGCGGATTTATACACCATCACGCTTTCGGGCGGGCAGGTGCTGCGCCATACCAGCGCAGATATGCCCGTCGTTTGGGATGGACAGACCTACGAAGCGCATAAGCTGATTATCAAGCGCGGGGCAACCCGTATCGCTGTCGGATTGGACGTGGATTCCAACACACTGCAAATCGCTTCCGACCCTGATTACAGGCTTGAGGGACTGCAATGGGCGGAGGCTGCTCTAGGCGGTGTATTGGACGGCGCACGGGTCAAGATAGACCGCGTTTTCTTTGGCGTCGGTGCGTCATCTATTGGCAATATGGTTGAGGACGCAAACACCGTCTTAGAGGTTTCTGGCGTGAATCGAACCGAGACAAAAACGCTGCAAGTTCGTGGCGATTTACCGAATGAATTTGTCTTGTCATGCGACATCGCGCTTGAAAACGCAACGTCAATCTATGGCAAGCCCTACCCGCGAATCGGTGCTGAATTGTCTGTTACCTATACGGACAATTCCGTCGGCTATTTTAGCTGCTGGTACGAAGATGCGGTCAGCGGTAGTACAAAAACGCTGTCTGATCGCATTTCGGCAAGACACGCAATCCCCGCAGGTAAGGCGGTCAAGGAAATACGCAGCCTGATTTTACAGGCGCGATACCAAACGTCCGATTCCATCAGAATTTCAGGCGTTGATTTGCGGTCGGTTGCCGATGTTGACGGCTCCCTTGCCGAACTTCGCCCCGTTGGTGCTGTGAATATCTTTTCGGGTCGCGTATCGGATGTATCGGGCAGCAGGTCGTCTGTAAAGGTTGACGTCAAATCCGACATCGAGCTGCTGAACGTATCAAGCCCGCGCAACATTTATCAGGCAGGTTGCATGAGGACGCTCTATGACGAGGGCTGCAAGGTCAACCGTGAGAAATTCACAGTGGACGGTCGCGTAACCGAAAACAGCCAAACGGGAACGGCACTGAAACACAATCTTACGCAGCCTGACGGGTGGTTCTCGCAGGGCGTGATTAAGTTCACGAGCGGTCGAAACGCAGGCTTGAGCAGGACGGTCAAGGCGCATAACGGCAATACGTTTGAGTTTGCCTTGCGCCTGCCCTACCCGCCGCAGGCAGGCGATGTGTTTAAGGTTTATCCCGGTTGCAACAAGCGTCAGGACACCTGCAAAAACAAATTTAACAACGTCGTGCATTTTCGCGGATTCCCCTACATCCCGTCAGCCGACACGGTGGTTTAAGAGGTCGTCTGAAATGGATTTGAGAGAACAAATCATCGAAGAGGCGCGGTCATGGCTTGGTACGCCCTACCATCATTTCGCAATGGTCAAGGGCGCGGGCGTGGATTGCGCCATGCTGCTTGTTGGAGTTTACGGTGCGGTCGGTATCGTCCCCGATGACTTCACACCGCCTAAATATTCCCGCGATTGGCACCTGCACCGCGATACGGAACGGTATTTAGAGGTCATCGCCAAGTTTTGCAAAGAGACGGATGATCCGAAGCCCGGCGACATCGCTATGTGGAAGTTTGGGCGCACGTTCAGTCATTCCGCCATCTTAGTGGGCGACGGCAAAATTATTCACAGTTACATCGGGCGCGGCGTGGTTTTGGACGACATTAATCAGCCCGAACTTGACGGGCGCGAAGTGAAATTTTTTACATTGGAGGCGTTGAATGAACATTGAAGTATCAGCCTACGGGCTGGGCGGTGGCCGCAGTGGCGGCAGTGGCGGCGGCAGTTATGACGACACGGCAATCAAACAGGAATTGGCACGAATCAAGCAGGCAGTGGCAGCCTTGCCGAGCGGCGCATCGTATGACGACGCCGAAATCAAAAAAGAACTGGAAGCCGTCAAGAAACAACTTTCCGACCTGCCTAAGGGCGGTGGTGCAACATACGACGACAGCGACTTGCGAAAACAACTTGCCGCCGCCGTGGCGCGTATCGATGAAATTGCCGACACCCGCAAAGAGTATCAGGCGGCGTATATCGCGCGGGCGGACTTCCTGACCAATCCCGCAAACAATGAATTTATGACGGTCAAGTTCAAAAAACCGTTCAGCAAAAAGCCGTTTGTCAAAGTGACTTTGGACTTGGTAACCGTACAAGCACGGCTGACCTATCAGGCAAACGCGACGGAAACAGGTTTTGATATTGCAACCAACTACGCAGGCTCTTTGCTTGGCTTGTGGTACGAGGCGCATTTAGTAGATTGATATTTAGAGGTTTTCTATGGGCGGTAAATCATCAACCATTACATCGGCAGAAGAACGGATTTTATCGTTACAGGTACAGCAGTCATCACAAGGGCTGACTCTGCCTGTCATCTACGGCAGAACCCGTGTAGCCGGGAATCTGATTTGGTACGGTGACTTTGTCACCATAGAAAACAAAACCACGACGCAGCAAGGCGGTAAAGGCGGCGGCGGTGTAAAGCAAGTCGATATTGCTTACACCTACGAAGCCGCCGTCATGCTTGCTTTGTGCGAGGGCGAAATTCAGGGCGTCGGTCGTATTTGGCGTGATAAGGAAAAATTCGACTCGCTGGCACAATTGCGCCTGACGCTTATGCGCGGCGGCGACGAACAGCCGTTGTGGACGCATTTGGCGCAGGCGAAGCACCAAAACCAAGCCTTGAACTATTCCGGCACCGCCTACCTGTGCAGCCCAAATTACGAACTGACAAAATCCGCGCAAATCTACCAGCATAATTTCGAGGTCATCGGGAAACTGGGCTACTCCGGCAACATTCCCGACGCAAACCCGCGCGAAATCATCCGAGACCTGCTGACGAACCAACGCTACGGCTGCGGATTTCCTGTTGACAGCATTGGCGACACCGACCGATACAGCAATTATTGCCGCGCAGTCGGCATTTTTCTAAGCCCTGCCTACACGGAACAGGGCGAGGCGCAACGGAACATTTCCGAACTGCTGGAGCAGACCAATAGCGCGGCGGTGTTTTCGCAAGGTCGTCTGAAAATCGTCCCCTACGGCGACGGTAATTATTCGGGCAACGGTGCGGTCTATGTTGCCGACAACAAAGCCATCTACGACCTGACCGATGACGACTTTATCGTTTCGGGCGCGGAAGACCCTGTAAACGTTGAGCGTAAAACCAATGCTGACGCGTTTAATCAAATCCAAGTCGAGTATCTCGACCGTGACAACGACTACAACGTCGCCATCGCGGAAGTGAAAGACCAAGCAAACATTGAGCAGTACGGATTGCGCCCGAAAGAAGCCGTCAAGATGCACGGTATTTGTGATGGCAAGGTAGCCCAAAAAGTAGCCCAACAACTGCTGCAACGCGCCCTGTACGTCCGCAACGAATATGAGTTTAAGCTGGGTTGGAAATACTGCCTGCTTGAGCCGATGGACATTGTAACCCTGACTGACGCGGGGCTTGGTTTAGATAAAACACCCGTCCGAATTACGGAGATTGAAGAGGACGAAGAGGGTGTATTGTCTGTTAAAGCTGAAGACTACCCCGTCGGTGTCCACACCGTATCTGAATACCCGACGCAGCCGTCTTTGGGTTATTCGGCTGACTACAACGTGTCGCCCGGTAATGCCCATGCGCCCGTTATCTTTGAAGCCCCGTCGCAACTGACAGGCGGCGAACCGCAAATTTGGATGGCAACCGCCGGCGGCGATATGTGGGGCGGTGCTGAAGTGTGGGTATCGACAGACGGCGACAGCTACACCCGTGTCGGCGCGGTCAATCACAAAGCGCGTTTCGGCTCTTTGACCGCTGCTTTGCCGAATGGTGCGGTTTTCGACCGTACCAACACTCTGACAGTGGAAATTTCCGCAGGTCAAATGACAGGCGGCACGGAACAGGACAGCCGCGATTTGCTGACGTTGTGCTACGTTGACGGCGAGTTTTTGGCATACGCAAACGCCGAACTGAAAGGCGTCGGTCGTTACACGTTGGGCAACCTGACGCGCGGCGCATATGGTTCAGCTATCGACACCCACGCGGCGGGCAGTAAGTTCGCGCGTATCGACGAAGCATTGTTCAAATATGCCGTCCCGCGTAACTGGATTGGTCGGACTGTTTGGGTCAAGCTGGTTTCGTACAATGTTTTCAGCGGCGGCATTCAAGATTTGGCGTCCGTCCCCGCGTACTCTTATACCATCAAGGGCGCGCCGCTTGGGCAAATCCAAAATCTACGCCTGACATCATCTTGGGCATACGGCAAAGAAGCCGTCATCGCTTGGGATAAGTTGGACGGTGCAGACACCTACGACGTGGAAATCTACGCAGGCAACAGCCAACGACGTTTGCGGACGGTCAGCGGTATTGTGGACAACAGCTACACCTACACGCAGGCGGATATGAAAGCCGACGGCGGGCAGGTGCGTGATGTTGTTTTCAAGGTTCGCGGGCGAGCCGTTACCGGCAAGACGGGCAACTGGGCGCAAATCGCGGCGCAAAATCCGCAACTGGCGGCTTTACAAGGCATTTCCGTCGATAGCGGTTTGAAACAGGCGTTTTTTACCTGTCAAAAACCTGCCGAAGAGGATTTCGCGGGCATTATCGTTTGGGTGTCTGAAAACGCAGCCGTACCGACCATAGAAGCAAACAAAGTCTATGACGGCGCGGAAACATTTGTAACCATCGCCAAATGCAACGGCAACCCGCTGGAGAAAGGAAAGACCTATCATCTACGCGCGGCAGGCTATGACAGTTTTGGCAAAGACGCCTTGAAAATCAGCAATAGTGTGTCGTTTACCGTTTACGACGTGTCAACGACAGACCTGTCAGAAAGCAATCTGAACAAGGCTCTGCGTGACAAACTTGCCCTGATAGACGGCAATGGCGCGGGAAGTGTAAACGCCCGAATCGCAGCCGAAGCACAAGCGCGGGCTGCTGTTGCGAGAGCAGCGGAAGACGCGAAAGCCGCAGCGAAGAAAGCCGCAGACGACCTGACTGCAAAAGCCGGCGAACTTGGTAACAAGATAACGGCTGTCGAGCGAGTGAATGACGAGCAGGCGCAACAAATCAGGACGGTTACGGCAGCACAAGGCACGACCGCCGCAGGCTTGGAGGCTGAAAAGAAAGCACGGGCAGACGGCGACAGGGTAGAAGCTGCGGCGCGTGAAACGTTGGCGGGTCGTGTATCTGCGGCTGAGGGTAACATCACGCGCGAAACGCAGGCGCGGGTTACAGCCATCAACGCCCAAACCGCCGCGACAGAGGCTTTGAAAACGCGGGTCGGTAATGCTGAAGGCAGTATCACGGCATTGCGCGAAACCGTTAATCAGAAAGACAGTGCAAGGGCTTCAGAAATCCAAACGCTGACCGCGAAGATTGACGGTGTTTCGGTTGGTGGCCGCAACTACGCCCTATCGACAGGAACGCCCGGCAAAGTGCTGACCGTGAGCGGGAATAATCAGACCAAAAACGTCACGATTGACGTTTCGTCTGCTTTGGAACTGAAGCAAGGCGACAATCTGATTATTTCGTGCGACATCGAACTGACGAACGCTACATCGCCATACGGCAAGCCCTACCCGCGAATCGGCGCGGAATTTTCCGTAACCTATACCGATAACTCTATCGGGTATTTTGCTGCATGGTACGAAGAGGCGATAAACGGCACGACCAAAACGCTGAAGCAGCGGCTTGTTGCCAAACACACGGTCACAAAAAAGGTTAAGGCACTGCGTAACATCATCGTTCAGGCACGGTATCAGACATCGGAATTCATCAAGGTTTCCAATGTGAAGCTGGAACGCGGAACGGTAGCAACCGACTGGACGCCTGCGCCTGAAGACAATGACGGTTTGCAGGAAGTTCGCAGCACGGTTCAGGTCATTCAGACGACCTTAACCAAGGCGACGGGCGACATTAAATCGCTTGGCGAACGTATCACGACAGCGCAATCAACGGCTGACGGCAATAAGGCGACGGTACAAGCCCACGCCCGCAGTATCAACGGCTTGGAGGCGCAATACACGGTCAAGGTCGATGTTAACGGCAAGGTGGCAGGCTACGGCTTGGCAACCACGCCGAAAAACGGAACGCCTGAAAGCAAGTTTATTGTGAATGCAGACCGTTTCGGTGTTGGAGCGACGGGTAAAGCCGACGTTTTCCCGTTTACGGTCGATACACGCCAAAACCGTGTCGGCGTGAACGGCGAACTGGTGGTAAACGGCAAGGCGATTGTCGATAGATTGAACGCAGGGGATATTCACGGTGACAAAATCACGGCAAACACGCTGAACGCAAACCGCCTAACAGCAGGAAGCGTTACCGCGCGAGAAATGGCGGCAGGAAGTGTAACGGCTGAAAAACTGGCGGCAAACTCTGTCACTGCCGATAAACTTAAAGCAGGCTCAATCACGTCCGACAAGTTAGCAGTTAGAACCTTATCAGCTGTAAGTAGTGATTTGGGCGATATAAACGCGGGCAACATCAATATCGGCAACGGTGCTTTTACTGTGTCGAGGGATGGCGATTTATACGCAAAAAACGGTCGTTTTGAGGGTACGATTTATGCGGATAAAATTGAAGGGGATGTTTTGAAGTTCCTGCCGTTTCAGAAGACGGGGGTGGGGCGATACTTTTTGCGTTACCACAACAAAAGCAAGAAGAATATTATCCTATCGTTTCAGAACTTATCTTTCAAGACGCCTGACAGTAAATCAAGTTATTGGGTAGTGGTTAAAGTTAATGGATATGTCGCCATCAATAAAGAGTGCTGGTCTGTGTTTTCGTACGTTGACGGAGATAAGCATGAGCATTATCGAGGCTTGTTTTACAACATTCCGTATCTATCAGTCATTTCCCCTGGAGATGTTGCGAATATTGTAATCGAGATAGACCACGAAACCACATATAGACGACCAGTAGAACTTGAAAGCACGCCATACGTCCTTGTGGCTATGGGTTAACCTTATAGGAGTTATTATGAAAAAAGTTATTGCAATTAACCACGAAATCGAAGACGAAAGCACAGGAGCAGTCGCAAATTACCATGTGATTGAGTATGTCAGTATTGACTACAAATACGGCAATGCGACCGCGACGCTGAACGGCTATGTGTCCCAAAAGGCGTGTGAAGCGGGTCGAAATCCGCTTTGCTCTCATACCGTCACCGTTGAAGCACTGCCCGATGGCGAAGAAGTGTCTCGCGCTTGGCTGTATCAGAAAGTAGTCGAGCAAGGGAACGAGCAAAGTGTCTTCGCAGGCGCGGAACTGGTTGAAGCCTAATCTAAATTTGAAACCACGCCCGTGAATCATCACGGGCTTTTTATGGGCGGTCGTATGAGCGATTTAGAAGCAAAAATCAAGATAACCGTCGAGAACGGCACGGCTGCGGGCTTTAATCAGGCGGCAAGCGCGGCGTCGAATGCTTCCAAGCAGATTGAAAACGCTATCGGGCAGGTGCGATCCGAATTGACGCGCAGCTTTTCCGAAATGCAGAAATCGATGGAAAAGGCGTTCGACATTGATATGTCTGATTTTGTCGGAGGCGTCAGCGACGGCAAGGAAAAGGTCAGTGAACTGAACGCCGAACTTGCCAAGACAGGCGATAAGGCAGAAGAGGCGGCAGGCGGACTGGGGAAAATCGGAACGGTTTTAGCCGGTTTTGCAACGCTGTCATTTGCCAAATCCCTGCTTGATACTGCCGATGCCATGCAGTCGATAAACAGCCAAGTCCGACAAGTCACGTCGTCTGAAACGGAGTATTTAGCCGTACAACGTCAGCTTTTGGAAGTGGCGAACAATACCCGCGCATCGCTTGAATCAACGTCAAGCCTGTACGTTTCGACAAGCCGCGCATTGAAAGACTACGGCTACACGCAACAGGAAATCTTGCAGTTTACCGAAGCGACGAATAACGCCATGACGATTGGCGGTGTGGGCGCGCAACAGCAAGCCGCCGCGTTGATGCAGTTATCGCAGGCTTTGGGCAGCGGGGTGCTGCAAGGCGACGAATTTAAATCCATTGCCGAAGCCGCCCCTATTCTGCTGGATACCATTGCGGAATATATGGGCAAATCCCGCGCGGAAATCAAAAAGCTGGGCAGCGAGGGCGAACTGACGGCGGATGTGCTGTTTAAAGCTATATCGGGCGCATCGGAAAAATTCGGCGAGCAGGCGGCAAAAATGCCCATGACGATGGGTCAGGCTCTGACGGTGTTCTCGAACAACTGGCAAAGCATGGTTTCCAAATTGTTGAACGACAGCGGCGCAATGTCGGGCATTGCGTCAATCATCAAAATGATTGCGGATAACCTGAATTTAGTTGTCCCCATCATGGCGGGATTTGCGGTTGCTGTTACCGCTGCGACGGCGCAGGTCATCGGCTTAAATGTCGCCATGCTTGCAAACCCATTCGGATTGATTGCGGTCGCCATCGGCGCGGTCATCGGATTGATTGCCCAATTCGGCGACCAAATCGACATTTTCGGCGGGGGCTGGTCGAATCTTCTTGATGTAATTCAGGCGGTTTGGCAGGCAATAACGGGAACCATCGGCGCGGCGATTGAAGAGATTAAGGCTTGGTTTGGCGGCGTGACGGACTGGCTGAATGAAAACGTCGGCGGCTGGTCGGCATTGTTTAGTCGTGTCATGTCGGCGATCGCAACGGTGGTCGGCGCATATGTCAACGCCTATATCAACACGTTCGCGACCGGCTGGATGCTGATTAAAGAAGCCGCCAACAATATGCCGCAGTTTTTTGCCAATCTTGGCAAGGCTATCGGCAAAGTATTTCTCTCCGCGATTGATTGGATGATAAACAAAGCGATCGACATGATTAACGGCATGATTGACTATGCCAACAAAGCCGCGTCAGTGGTCGGCGCATCGGGTATTGATAAGCTGCGTAAGGTTGACAACGCCGGAAAGATTGATGACGGCGGGCTTGGCGGTCGAATCTCTGACAGCATGTCAAAAGACCGTGTCGGGAATGCGATTGACAACATCAAAGCCCGCGCTGCTCTGATTCACGAGCAAAAAGCCATGCGCGGCGGTGGCGGTGGCGGAGGTAGCATACCAAAATCACACGTTCCGTCTGGCGGTGGTGGAGGTGGCGGCGGTCACGGCGGAAGTGGTCGCAAAGGTGGCGGGCGCAAGGGTAGAGGCGGCGGAGGCAGCGGTCATGCCGGCGCAGCCAAAGACCCGATGCAGGCGTGGGAAGAAGAAATTAAAGCCCAAAAACTTGCACACCGCGAAATGCAGCGCGACACACTGAGTCATCAAGAATGGGATTTGGCGCGTGAAGCCGCTTACTGGCGCGCAAAACTGGCAACGGTTGACGCAGGCAGTAAAACAGGCTTGAAACTGCGTGAAAAAATCCTGACCCTCGAAGACCAGTTATCCAAACAATCGACCGAAGCCAAAATCAATCAGGTGGCGGCATGGGAGAAGCTGGATAAGCACAAGCTGGATATGGAAAAGGACGCGGCAGACCAAGCTCTAGCCGCTGGGCGCATTTCACAACTCGAACGCCTAGATTTAGAAATCGAGTTTGAAAACCGCCGTTACCAAATCGCTTATGACGCCTTGCAAGAACGGATTGCACTTGCCGAACAAGACCCGACATACAGCCAATCAGCCATAGACAAGCTGAAACAGCAAATGGCGGAACTTGGGCAAGGTCACGAACGTGAGCAAAGCAAGAATCAGGGCAAGCGCGAAAACCAACGCCGGAAAGACGCGCCCAACGTTATGGAAATGCTGCAAGACGGCGGCAAGAACGTTTGGCAAGAAGCACAGCAACAGATGGGGCAGGCTTTCTCCGCCATGTTGTCACGAACGCAGAATTTCCGTCAGGCGATGAACGGCTTTTTCAAGAGTATGGGGCAAACCTTTATTCAAGAAATGGTCACAAAACCGCTTGCAGGCATGATGCAGCGCATGGTTCAGGAATCGGCGATTTATAAGATGATTTTCGGGACTAAGGAATCTCTGGAAACGGCGGCAGCGTCTAAGACTGTGGCAACCAAGACGACAGAAACGACGGCGGTCGTTGGCAAAAATGCCGTTCAAGCAGCGTCAGGGGCTGCATCTTCACAAGCTGGTATTCCGTATGTCGGTCCTATTCTCGCCGTTGCAGCGATGGCGGCAATGATGGCGGCTGTAATGGGTTTGATGGGCGGTGGCGGCTCTTCAACGACCACTACCACGACGCGGATTCCGTCGGCGGCTGGCGGCTGGGATATTCCGGCAGGCATTAACCCTCTGACCCAACTACACGAAAACGAGATGGTCTTGCCTGCGGAACACGCGCAGACAATCCGTGAAATGGCAGGTCAGTCAGGGGGCGATAACAGCACGATTATTATCAACACAACCGGCGGCGACTTTGTCCATAAAAAGGACATCGCGAAGCTGCTGAAACAGATGAATCGTGATTTCAAATTAGTGTAAGTGTTCAGGTCGTCTGAAAGGGCGACCTTTTTCTATGGAGGTTTTTAAATGAGCAAGTCTATTCAATGGCTTAAATATGCCTTTGAACTTCGATTTCTTCCCGTTCGCTTTCAGCGTTGGTTGTTCAGCACGGGGACGCGGGCGGTTGAGTTTGTCAGCGGGTGTTCGATGATTGGTTATGCGCTGGTCTTCGCATTCTCGCCGAACGACATCTACAACTGGCCTATCTATTACAAGTTCAAAGACATTTCGGAACTGACGCTGATACTGGTCTTTGGCGGCGTCGGCGTGTTGCAACTGGCGGCAATGTACTGGCAGACATTCAAAGGGGAAGTTCTGTCGGGCTATATGCTGTTGATATCAGCCTTTATCTGGTATCTGACGGCATATGCGTTTTGGGCTGCCTATCCGCCTGCACATACAGGCATGGTTATTCCGCCCGTCTTGGCGTTCCTTTGCTTACTCGCTGGCAACAACTCACTTAAATTCTTGTTTTCGGAGGATAAATTCAAACGGAAACAGAAGGGGGAATAATGCAAGATTTTTTTCAATTCGGCTATCTGTTCGCCATAGGGGGCGGCATCGTCGGTAGCGTGTGGTCGAGCATGAAAGACCATGACGCGCCAGTATCAAGCCTGTTTGAAGCCTTGATTTCGGCGGTTGCAGCGGCGGCAGTAGCAGAACGGTTTTTGATGGTTAATCAAGTTTGGACTTGTGCGGTTGCCGGTGCGTTTGTCGGCATCCTGACAGGTCATGCAATGGATACCGTCAAAAGCCTAGCCCCTGGCATCATGACTAAATGGGTCAAGAAAACGGCGGGTAAATTCGTCGATAAAGATTAGTTAAACAACAGGTCGTCTGAAAGGGCGACCTTTTTATTTGGAGATAAGAAATGCAAATCACTAAACACTTTAGCCTAAAAGAACTGACGCGAAGCGAGACTGCGCGTCGCTTAGGTATTCCAAACGTACCGTCTGCCGCTGAAATGGGCAATATCCAATACACGGCGGAACAGCTTGAAAAAATTCGCGCTTATGTTGGGCGCGGAATCGTCGTAACTTCATGCTTTCGCAGCGAGCGTGTGAACAAGGCGGTCGGCGGTTCGCCTACCTCTGCCCACCGTTTCGGTTTGGCTGCTGACTGCGATGCCATCGGCTTAACTTCTTTGGCGTTTGCGAAAGAAATCATCAAAATGCGTGACGAGGGGAAAATCACGTTCGACCAATTGATTCTCGAATTTCCCGAACGTGGGGACGGTGCATGGGTGCATGTCGGCTTCCGCCGTAATAGCCCAATGCGTAACCAAATAATGACCGCAACCAAAAAAGGCGGCAAGACTGTCTATTTGCCTGGTCTGCACGTCTAAAGGCCATGTATGAACCCCGTTGATTTTGCAAATCGGAAAATCGCGGAATGGCAAGAAAAAAGCCGCGAAGCCAGCGAAAACGCAGACCTAGCGGCTTTTGAGTTTGCTGAACGTGAGATTAAAATTTATAAGGATATGCTTGAATTATGGCTCAAACGTTGCTCAGAAATTGGAAATTGATTGCGGGTTTAGTTGTGATCGCAATCTGCATCGGTGCTTGGCAAGCCGACCGCAAAGTGGAATATCGGCGCGGGCGCGATGAAATGGCCGCTGAAATTTCAGGTCGTCTGAAAGATGCCGCGATTGAGAAAGCTGAAGAAGACCGCAAAACGTCTGCCGCGTATCAGGCGGGAAAAGCGGTGCGCGAAGAAAAAGAAAGGGTGCGCTATGTACAAGTACCGAAACTTGTTGAACGTGTTGTCTATCGTAACGCCTGCGTCGATTCTGATGGGTTGTCAGTCATCAACGACGCCATTGACGACGGCGATTAAACCGCCCGCCGATTTGGTGCAACCATGCCCCAAACTGCCGAAACTTGAGGGCGGAACAGGGGCGGAGATACTGCCGTGGTCGTTGCAAGTTATCGGTTTGTACAACGACTGCAAGGCGCGGCATAAGGCGTTGACTGACACTATTAAATAAGGCAAAGGCCGTCTGAATCTAGACGGCCTCTTCTCATTTATTTTTCAAATATTCCAAAAGTTTAAGCCATTTGGTGTGAGGCATATTTGCATAACTGCTCATGCTTGGGCTTGCTTCCCATTTTTGGGCGGTTTTTAGTGTTGATTGTGTTATATCGGCAACGTTCTGATGTGTCAACCCATACTCTTGGCGTAGGGCTTTCAGGTTTGCCGGTGTGTAACCAAGCTCCATATTGTCAATCATCTATAAGCTCCCGTTTTGGGGTTATCAATTCGTCAATCACCCGATGCAATGCCTCAAATTTTTGCTGTTGCAAGGCGCGCAAATCGGCAAATAGGTCGATAAGGTCGTCATCGTGTCCTTTGCTGATCGCCTGTTTGATTTGTGAGAGTAGGCTTAAATAATCCTGCTCCCATTTGCTCGACCACTCGTGCGCCATTTCGCGGCGCGCCTCTCGTTTTTGGTTCTTTTTGAGCCGCTCAGTGATGCTTGTTCGGTTTTTTGCCATAATGCCTCCGATAAAAAAGCCGCTTGAGTAAATCAGGCGGCTTTTAGTTTTATTCATTTATCGATATAACCTCCGAAAACTTTTTTACCCCAATTTAAATCATCGAACATATCCCAAAATGCCGGTACATCAAGAGAGTAGAATAAATGTTGCTCCCCGTTTTTGTATGTCATGATTTGAGCAGTTTTAACGTCTTCATTTCCAATCGTAATGAATTTGAATGAAACTTCATGAACTGTAAAAGCTTCCCCATCTACAATTAAAATATTTTGTTCGGGCTTAAACTCCGCTTCTTTTGTTTCGCCAGTATTGATCCGGTTGAATCGTGTAACAGTTTCGTATTGACGTTTTACTTCAGTTTTTTCGGTTTTGATGATGTTTATTGAGAATTTCATTTTTTGCTCCTATAAGCCCCTGTCAGCCCGGGCGCGACGTGGTTGGTTTATTTCCAAGATTTGAGGGTATCGACAACGTGCTGCATCCGTTCTTCTTTCGTTTCAAGACCTTTTAAAGAGATGTCTTGTACAAAGTAGCCATCTTCGTTTCGGATGCCGGCATATCCTTTGTGCCACTCGATGGAATATTTGCGCTCAACCTGCTGCTCAGTAGTTTGTACGCCATCAAATATTTTAGCGGTTACGGTAAGTTTTACGGTAGTCATGATATTTTTCCTTTTGCCCCTGTTAATCGGTTTCGGCGGTCTTTGTTGTCCGTCCATGTGTGCATATTACCTCGTTAAACGAGGTAATGCAATAGGTTTTTTGATAAATTTATCAAAAAGTATCTAACACACTGATTTATAACAGAATAAACTTAAAGTGAATCTACAAAGTCCGCCCAATCTTGCAACATTTGGCGGCGTTGATTGATAAATTTGGCATGAAAATATGCCGCATCTGTTTGATTGTCTTTGGCATGGGCAAGCTGCGCCTTGATGTACTCATGCTCATATCCCATCTCTGATAGGTTGGTTGCAAGTGTCGCTCTAAAATCATGCCCCGATATTGTCAGTCCCATGTACTCCAATGCTCTATTTATGGTTGTGGCCGACAGCATATCATCGGGTCGTTTACTGTTCGGGAAAAGTAGCCGCCCATTGCCTGTCATCGTGTGTAACTCTTTGAGTAACTCGACGACCTGCGACGACAACGGCACGACGTGCATTCTTGATTTTTTCATTTTGTTTGCAGGGATACGCCAAATCGCGGCGGCTAGGTCAATATCTACCCATTCCGCGCGCCTTGCCTCAATCGTGCGGACGGCTGTGTATAGCAATAACTGCGCGGCTTTTTTGACGATAAACGAACCATTGTAGTTTGCAAGGCTTGTTTTAAAATCCCTGATTTGTTCGGCGGTCATCGCTTTTGCGTGGGTTATTTCGGGTCGCTTTAGATACCCGGCAAAAGCCAACGTGGGGTCATTTGTCGCCCGCATTGTTCGGATCGCATAAAGAAAAACTGCGCTCATGTGTTGACGGGTGTATATACCCGACACGATAACGCCTTTGTCTTTGCAAACGTCGAGACACTCCATAATCTGACGCGGCGTCACTTTGGTTATCGGCGTGTCTCCGATGATTGGATAGGCGTATTTTTTAAGCATACGATGTATGGCTTTAATGCTGCCATCGCTGATTGTCTTGGATGCTAGGTACTCTTCTGCAATCGCTTCAAACGTGTTTCTATTCTGCCTGCGTTGTTCCTTTTTCTTGGCTGCCCTGTCATGTGCAGGGTTAATGCCCTGTGATACGAGCAATCGCGCTTCTTTCCGCCTTTCACGCGCCTCAGCGAGCGAGACATCAGGATATGCGCCAATGGCGAAAACGGATTCTTTGCCGTCGAGTCTGAACCGGTATCGCCATAGTTTTGAGCCGTTCGGGTTTATTACGATATACAAACCGTTGGAATCGGTTAATTTATAAGGCTTTTCTTGAGGCTTTGCCTTGCGGATTTGGGTATCGTTGAGCATAAAAAAGAGGGTATGTGTGAGGGGATACCCACAATCATACCCACTTTTTTCAAGGATTGCCACGCACTAGCGCGAACGAAAACGGACAGAAATCAGTAATAAACACAGGCTTGTCAAAATGATATGAACTAAATCGAACCGTTACGAACGAGAATAACAGTTATCAATGAACAAAAGCATGGGGGTACGGCCTTTTAGGGTTGTTTGACGGCGGCGATGTTTTCGGGCGAATTGATAAACGCCCACATCTGCTCTTCGGTTCGGAAAACGCCGTTACGGACAATATAATGCAGCGGATGCTTAATCAGCGCATCTGCTTTGCGGACAAAAACACGCATATTGCTGCTGTTTGCCGCCATTTCCAACACTTTGGCGGCAAAAGCGGGGCGGTGCAACTTGTCGTGCATCAGCGGATGACGGGCGATGTATTCGTTCAGAGGCTTGCCGCTGCTGTGGAAATCCGTGTGCAGCGGGTCGAGGAATACAATAAAAAAAGGCATCTTGCCCAAATAATCGTCTGCATCGTTCATAAGCGTTTCGGACGGAATATTTATATCGACATAATAGCACAGTTAACCGCGATACTCGGAAAGCTGCGCCTGCCCCTCCGATTGAAAGGTCGTCTGAAAATAAACGAAACGGTTTTTC